GCTAAATCGCCACTACCCAAAACCGAACTACCGTTGATTGTTTTGATGTTTGTTGCACTTACTAAGGTGTCTTGTTTGTCATCAAGCTCATCTTGCAAATCTGTTTGAGTAGATAAAGTTCCAGTAATACCACCCCATGATGCACCACCACCGCCACCGCCTGATGCTGCTCTAAGACCTGTTTCTGTTTTTAAGAAATCTCTTAAAGTAGATTCAGTGTAAGATACTCCATCATTATCTGTATATGTAGCAGATTCAGAAATAGGTATTATAATTTCTCTTTCTCCAATTTCGTCAGTAATAATAAAATTATTATACTGCTCTCTATATATAGAAGACAGAGGAAACTGCAAACTATTAGCAGTATTAATTACTATTAAATAATTTCCAGATTTATATATTTGTTTCATTATTCTTGACTTTATGTATTATTATTTTACTTCGTATTGTTCTAATGCTTCCATTGCTTTGGACATTAAATTTGATTCTCCTTCATAATTAAGATTATCAGCAGGAATATCGGATAACTCTACTCCGTAAAGTTTACTGTTATCAGTTTCAAGAGTTACTGATAATGATATACTCATATTAGGAACATTAATTTTAATATCAGCATCATTAACAGTAACAGTTGGATCAACTATTTCAGAGTTAAATTGTGGGAATTTGTATGTTGCCATTTTTTATTTTTTTTTAAATTATGTTAATGTAGTTCCTGTTACTGTGAAGTTTCTAACGGGAATGTATGGCCATGATAAGGTTTTTGAGAAATCCTGAATTTCTCCGTCCAGATTTCTAAACATTATGACGTTATTTACGTTATTTGGTGCGCCCGTAGAACTGTAAATAAGAGAGCTTGAAAAATTAAATGGTGAATAGTTCAAAGTGTTTGCCGTGCCATAATTAGCAATGTTCATCATTTCTTTTATATTTGATACCCTCCACCCACTTGTGTAAGTTCCTACTGAATAAGCCAAAGCATTGTCTATCGCATCATTCCATATTCCTTGTTGAAAAAGTCTTGAATATCCTAGAACATCCGTTCCGTTATAAGTTGACCAATCAATAACAATGTTGTTTGTGTAGGTTTGACCGCCTAATTCATCCGTGAATCTATCAGTTGTTCCAAAAGGATTTTCAGATGCCAAAGTAAAAAAGTCCGTTTCTCTACCCGCTTGTATGTCGCCGTCATCACCAGTCCTCAGAACTACTGTTTGGTTCGTTTTCATTAAAGTTGCGCCTATTGGAGTAGAACCACCACCACCGCCACTTCCAGAACTAGAAAGAGAAGATGTATTAGTAATTAAAAAATCTCTTAAAGTACTTTCTGTATAAGCTACAGCAGAATCGTCAGTATAATTAGCAGCATCTGAAATAGGAATAGTAACTCTATTTACTTTGTCAATAATTATAAAATTATTGTATTCTTCTATAAAGTAAGAATAATTTGTAGAAAACTGATAATCTCCTGGAGTGTTATCTACTATTACATAATTACCTGATTTATAAATCTGCTTTGCCATTTCTTTTAATATTTTTTATGTAGTGCTTGTAACACTTTTAAAATTTTTTGATAGGAGATAGAATTATGTACAAGAGTATTATTTTCTATATCTCTAGGATTATAAGCATTTAAAACCTCTAGTCCTCTTTTATAATCTATAAGGCCGTTTAAAGTACAAGTAGTATCTATGCCGTATTCTATTTGATAAAAATAATTTTGAGTCAACTTTGCAAACTTACATTGTAAAGACCATACTGCTAATTTAAAGCAGACTTCTTCGTCTTCTAAATAAGAATAACCAGAAAGGTCGATGTGTCCCCAATCATTTGGAAGAAAATCGCTAGCTGATAATTCGTTAAATGTAAGTTCGTTAGTATGCATTATATTTTATTTTTATATACAACTGCTTTTTTAATTCTTACTGCATTAGCTACTGCTGCTCCTCCAGGATTATTAAGAGATATTGTAAATGTAGCAGGTGTTGCTAAATTATAAGTAGAAGTTCCTGATGTTATTTCTTGTACAGAAGTTACAGAAAATTCTGTTTTCCCTATAGAACTTAATGTCCAAAGTTGATTAGTAGCATCTATACGAGCCATTTTTGCTTTGATAATTCTAGTATCATTATCAGAGTTTACTAATCTATATTGTAGTTCTTGTCCTGTTCCTATTCTTAAAATTAAATCTACAGGATCATTACTAGCGTAAGTTAAAAAAATATCTATTTCTAGCTCATCTCCGTTATCTGATAACTCATTAGCATATAAAGGAACTGATAGTGCAGTAGTTTCTCCAGTAGCAGGGCTACCAAAACCTGTAGCGTTATTGTATGCTCCCATTATATTAACTGCTCCTCCTGTAGGACCTGCGTCTCCTGTTCTTACAAAAGAAACTACATAGTTATCTCCATCTGCAAAAGTTCCGTTAGACAAAATACTAGTTACAGGGTAAACTATTTCTGTAGCACCTATTGCTATATCGTCTATGCTCCCCATCCAGAAAACATTAGAATCATTTATTTTACTGATACGTACTAATCCAAAATTTCCTGAGTTTTGCCAAGAAGTTAAAAAAGCTGTAAGGTCTGTAGTATCTACATTAATTTTATTAACGTATAAAGAAGTAGCAGAACCTGGACTAGCATTGTCAAATCTAAATTCTCCAGAACCTGTTCCAGAACCTGTGTTAGAATCAAAATCCCATTCTGACGAGAATCCTCCATAAACTCCTTGTGGTCCAGTTGCACCTGGCAAACCGTTTGTTCCAGAAGCTCCTACTAAAGAAGTTCCTGCTCCCCAAGAAGTTCCTGTATAAGGTCCGTAGATTAACCAAGAAGTAGTATCTATGTAGAAGTCTCCAACGTTAGCTGTATTTAATGTAGGAGCTCCAGAACCATTATATATAGTTCTACCGTCAGATCCTTTAAACAATGTGATAGATTCACAATTTGAACAATTACTCATAATATTATTTTTTTAACATCCTGAACAACCACAGTCGCATAAATTATCACAAATGGTTTTAGCATTAGCAATAAGATTTATAGCAGTAGTCATGTCGTTACAGGAAAAAGCTGATTCTATTCCGTAAATTAATACTTCTAATTGGTTTATATTATCTTTTATATCAGATAATTTTTCAGTACTACATTCTGTAACTGCTTTTGCTTTAAGTCCGTTTAAGCAATTTTTAATATTACAAATTAGTAAAGAATATTGAGTTTCATTAGTAAACGATCCTGCTGCCGAAACAATAGTGTATACTAATTTATATACTCCATCTGGTTGTGTCCATGCAGAGTTTTTTACAGCTAAAAAGCTACCAGGAGCAGGAGCGCCTGTTACGCCAGAATATACATCAATTGATACAGCGTCTTTTAAAACTATTGTAGTGTAAAGGTTATTTTGTAAGTGATCGTAAATTTTAAGATCAGCAGTAGTTATTTCTGAAGTGTCTATATTTCCAGGAAGTGCTGAAGAAGATTTCCAACCTTCAAGGTTGTTAGTTAAACTATAAGGGCCTGTCTCTTCGTAGACATCAATTTTATCACATTTACTTTGAATACAGATATTGATTTTAGGTACAAGAGCCATTTGTTGTAGTTTTATATTACTCTTTCAAAAGTAATAAATATTTAAGATAAAAAAAAGTAGCCTGCCTCGACAGCAAAATTTCGGCAGGCTACTAAGGGTTGAGGAGAAAAATTATTATGCGTCCAAATCTCCTGAAGGAACGCCTAGTGTGTCAGCTAATGCTCTTCCAGTATTAGTTGTAGTACTAAGATTACCTGAAGCATCAAGGTTTAAGTATATGATTACACTTCCTTTTCCTTTGCTAATTCCTACTAACTCGCTTGACTCAGAAGTCCATGCAAGAGTAACGCTAGAATATCGACATGTAGCCGCTGTTTGACCTCCTACTCCAGGAATCTTAACAGAAGCATCACGTAGTGATGGAGGTGTACCCAACATACCGTTTTCACCGTCGAAACCAGCACTCATGTACTCATCCATAGCAACTTGTTGCCATACACCAGAACCTCCTCGTGCACCAGCAACAGAAGTAACAAGTGTAGAAGCATCGCTAAACGTAGCTGTGAAACGATTTGCAAAATAGTTACGGAATTTGTTTACGTCAAAAGCAGACTCAATACCTGTAAGTTTGATACCGTAAACAGCAGTGTTTGCAGTTGCAGCAACAATCTTTCTTGGGCTAGCAAATGAAGTAGTGCCAAAACCAGTAGTAAGAACTAAAGGTCGATCAAAAGTAACTACAGCTCCAGCTAAAGCTTTTACTTCGTAAACTTGTTTATCAAAACCTGAACCTTCTACTCGAACTAAGTCGCCTACAGCAAGAGTAGGAGTAGCAGGAGATCCGCCGTTAAAGAAAGTTCCTGTTTTAGATCCTTCAGCAATAGAAATACTTGTTATACCGCCAATTACCGCATCAGCAGCTTCTGTTGTAACTTGAATAGCAACGTATCCATTAGTACCTGCAGCTTCTTTTGCCATGTTAGCAGTAAAGTTAACTGCAAGACCAAATGCAACTTCTCTTTGAGTAGCACCAGTTCCAGTTTTGTACTGACCGAACAAGCTAAAAGGCTGTGAACGATTTCCTTCATCGTTGTCGTTTTTACGCAACTTGATGTAGTAAGAAGTGTCGTCTGCAGATGGCAAATCTCCTGTTGTACCGTTAGATCCAATAGTAGTTATTTGCTGAATAGCAGCTAGGTGTTTTTGAAAAGACATAGTTTCTGTCCCTTTTTCAATAGCAGCAGATTTGTTAAGCGGCTTTGTCGCTCCACGTCCTTGTACAATGTGAAAAATATCACCAGTAGCTATAGTAGCAAAAGTTCTACGTACATTTCCACCGTCTACTAAAACTACGGCACCTTCTTCTAAATTGTCATTTGTTACTACGTCACCAATACCAGGGAGGTCCGCAGTAAGTTTCGTAACGTCACTTACGACTGTTCCGAAAACATTGTTTGCTTTTCTTAGCATTTTACTTTGTTTTTAATTAATAATTATTATTCTAAATCTTTTGGAGACATTACATTAGTTATCTCCTGTTCTTTTACTCTTTCTAATAATAAACTCTTAGCTATATCAATAATAACTAAATGAGTTGACTCATCAAGAATACAATTTCTTTGATTTGTCGGAACTTCTCTATCTACTACTATAGGTTCTGGGAACTTCAAGTAATTAATAGAGTAGCTTTCTACATTATAAGTTCCATCAGTTACTAGCTGATGTCTTTTTGCTGTAGCAGGAAGAGATGGATTATTACCATCTACTTCTCTGGAGAATACTAATCTCCATGTCATTGAGTCACCGTAAGAATAATAATAAGGTCTTTTATATTTATTCTTTTCTAAACGTGTTACCTCGTCATGTGATATAACTCTAAAAAACGTTGGTATACGAGTATTAGGGTCATCACATTTGTTTTTATCTATTGTGCCTTCTTCGTGTATGGTGTACATAAAATCAGAAGGCAAATCATAAAAAGTCCCGTTAGTGAATGTTCCTGCCTGACTAGAAGAAACCGAAAGACCAGCGCCTCTTTTAATAAGCGCACTGAGTCCTTGGTTTCTAACTTCAGTTTCTTCTAAACTTTCACCTTTACGGTTATTCTTTCTGTCAATGAACTGTTTGATGTACACATGCATAGCTTCTGTAAGTACAGAAGAGTAATCTTCATTCTCGTAACCAGGTGATCCAAAGCTCGATGCTCTGTCTACTTGCTGGTCTAGTTCGTCTGCCATGCTGTTAGCGTCCATCTATTTTTTAGTTTTCTTTTCTTTTTGCCATTTCTACTTGAGATTTTATTCTCAATTTTACTTCCTGATGTTCAGGATCGTTCAAGTACTGAATAGATTGCGGCAAATCTCCAATCTCAATACCATTGTCTAGAACGTAACGTTTATCATTCATACGTTTGATAGCCCCACATTCAACTGCTTTCTGAATAAAGATCTTAGCTTCATAAGAAGGATCTTCTACTATTCTAAGGAATCCAGCAGGATTTTCTTCTAGTACATCTAAAATTTCTGCTTCTAGCCAATCATTTGTATAGTTGGCAGGAATAGCTCTTCCTAATGCTCTAACAAATCCTTTCATAGAATCCATATCGGATATAATTCTACCGTATGCAGCAAATGCTTTACTTTTAAGTTTACCAGCTTCTGCTTTTTTAGTAGTAAGTTTTCCTTGGTTAACTATCATAAATTCATAAGTAGCTCTTTTTCTTCTATCTTCATACGAAGGAGAAATGAGATTCTTATTAGACAATAAAATTTTATATCTCAACATACCCATAGATGTGTTAAGGTTTAAAGTCATACCTTCTTTAGTAAGTGTGACTCTACTTTTTTTATTGTCTCTCCAGAAATTATTTCCTGGTTCGCCATAAGGATTTAGGTCTACACCTAACTCTTCTTCAAAGAACTCTTTTTCCGTCATACCCGTTGGGTATTTGGAATAGTATTTTTTAATAAATGTTCTTTCAACATCGTTAAATACTACTTTTACACCTCCTCCTCTAGAGGCACTCATTAACGGAACTTGGAAACTTTTCTTTACTTTGTTAAACATGTAAGGTTCTTTCTTCATGTCTTGTCCTGCAACTAAAAGTTTTCTCCACTTTCCAGAGGATTCAATTGGTTTTACGTCTACAATTTTATTTTGTAAATACGTTCCCCAAATAATGTCTGTTTTCTCTTCTGTTTTTGTTTTTGCCATTTTGCTGTCTTTTATTTTTCCTCAAAAATTTTAAAGAAGCTCCCCTGCAATCAAGCAAGGGAGCTAATTATTTAATTATAGTCTATCTTTCAACTAACAACTGTAGATCTACTACTTTTGTTGGATCTTCGATCATCATACCTCCCCATTTTTGGAAGTGTACTTCGTATCCATCAATTGCAGAAGCTACTGATTTAGGAGAACCTTTACCTCCAGCCGTGAAAGGATCACGCATTCCTGCGATGTACGCCCAGTTATAATCTGGAACTCCTTTTGGCTTAACTCGGTAAATTCCTGCATCTTCGCCATAGTCAAGAGCAATCATTCTGTGTGACTCTACTCCTCCTAGTCCATCTGGGTGACGTTGTGGGAAGTAAACATCATCATCAAGGAAGTCCAAGATTTCAATACGAAGCTCTACTCCATTGTACCATTGGTAAATGTTGTATTGTGGCTCCATAGAGTACTTAGTATTCTTACCTCCAAGGTTTCCTGGAGCTGTGCTTCCAGTAATATATTTATCAGAAACGATAGTTACTTGTGCAGCAGTTTTCTGAGCGATTTGCTTAGAAATCTCAATTGCTCCGAACTCACCAGTCATGATGTGAACGATACGTTTACCTCTTTCCAATTTTCCAACTCCCATATCAAGAAGCATCTCTAGGTGCCAATCAA